CCACTTGATTTATGTGGGCCTTTTGGTTCTTTTGGAGTACCTAAACCTGGTGCTTCTGTTGTGTATCCTAAGTCTTTAACGCCAAATTGACCTTTTTCAGTGTAGTATATTGGATTTTTTTCAAGATTTTTAAGTACAATGGCTTTTAATTGCTCCATTGTTTTATCAGCATTTTTAGGATCTTTCATTTCAGTGTAATACCCTTTCATGATTTGATCAAAAATCATATTATCAGGATTACTTTTATCCGCACGATCAAAGTTATGAGATAAATCATCTTCTACTTGCTTTGAAGTCTTTTTAACTTCTGCTTTTTCATCCTCAAAATAAGTGTCTTTTGCTTCTTTTAAGAAATTTTCAAAAGCTGTCTCAAATGATTCTTTTTTAGTACCTGGTAGTTGATTGATTGGTTCTAATCCAACTATATTTTCATTAATGATATTTTTATCTTTAAGTACTGTAGCAATTTCATTAAAAGTTGCTGCGTTACGAATTAAGCCAGGGAATTGTGTTTTGGCTTCTTTTATAAAAACATCTTTATGTCCTTTACCTTCTTTAATAAGCAAGTACTGATCTTGTAGTGTGCGTTTCATTCTATTTTTCTGTTAATAGTTTTTTTATATCCAATAAGTAACTCTTTACCATTTCAATTGGTGATGTTATATCATATGAACCAGCATTACCACCATATAATTCAATTGTATCATTTTTAGCATTTGAGATTAATGGTGTTATCTCATTCATTAGTTTTTCTATATCTTCTAAACCTTGTATACGTTTTTTCTGGAATTCATTCATTTCATTTAACGTTTCATCTTCCCACAATTTCTTAATATCGTAAGATTTTGGTTTGATGTTTGGGACAGGTTTATATCCCAATTTATAATAATAAATATTTTTAGCTCCTTTAGCTTTCTTATTTTTGTTAAAAGCTACTGGAGTAGCATAATTTGCCCCTTCTCCTGGGGTAAATGAAGCGCCACCTTGATTGGTAGCGGACATTTCTTTTAGTCGTTTTCGTATAAGTTCTTTAAGCTTACCCATTTACTGATTCTAATTCATTAACTAAATCACAATATTGTAACAAATCAACTAAATCACTATTTCTTAGCTTAGTAGTTTTTAAAGGAACTTTAATCATAGATACAATCTCATCTATTTTTATTTTGGTAACTTTGTTATCTGTTTTTTCATTAAGAGCTTTCAAGTTATTTTTAATTTCTTTAGTTTTCTCAATGTAAAATTCTTTCAAACGGGCTGTATTATCAATTGAATTGATATATTCTTTCAAAATTGATTTTTGGTTATCGCTTAGGTTTTCATACTTACCATTGAATTTTTCCATCATGATTTTGTATGTAAGCAATTTAACATCTTTATCAGCTTTGTTAATTTCCTCCATTACATCATCCTTAACTTTATTTTCAGAGATAGGAGCAACTGTTAGGTATTCTAAAATAGTAACTTTATTTTGAATAAGTTGATCAGCACTTGGCTTTTCTGAGTTGTTTAACTCTAGTAAAGTGTAGAATGCAGCGTAGGATTTGTAGTTAGGGAGCTTATGATTAAAAAATTTATTTAAATCATAGTGTTTTTGTAACTCACTGATTAAATTATATTTTTGTCTTTTGAGTGCTCCTCTGTTTAGAGTTTTGGAAGATTCAACTAAAGTTGAAATTATTAAACTAGCTTTAGCTTCTGTTAATGCTGTGTTTTTTAATAAAGTCTCATATAGTTTGTATTCTCTTCCTAATTCTGATTTTACAAAATATTTTTGTAGTAAATCTCTTGCTGGGGAATCTTTGCCTTCTAATGTGTCATTTGTGATTTGACGTACTAAAAGTTCAAAGAGTATTCCCGTGTTTTTGTACTTTGAATGTTTTACTTGCATTCCAAATATATTTGTTTATTTATAAATATATGGAGAGATATTACTCTCGTATCTGATTTTCATCTAATAGTGAATTTCCTTTAATTTCGTCCTCAAAAATTATTTGTTTTCCTCTATTTTTCAAATCATTAAACACTTTTTTAGTCTCTAATGCCAATGGAGAATTACCTTTAAATTTAGGTTTTATTGAATCTGATTCATCATTATCTTTGGACATTCCGGTTCTTCCTATTCTATCTTTACCAAAGGCACTATCTTGAGTGTTTCGGTTTGTTACACTATCTTTAGGTCTTCCTAATGGTTCTTTTTCATCATATCCCTCAGGAACATCATCTGTTCCCTCATATCTACCTCTACCGTATAGAGAGGCAAGGTCATGTGGTGTACCGTAAGATTTACCTGTTTCAAGTGGATCATTTCCTTCATTCTCAATTTGGTTTAATCTAAATTTACGTTTAGAATCTTGGATGATCAAGTCTCTATATTCATCATATTGATCTTCACTTAAGTGGAATAGGTGCTCATAAATAAAGTCAGAAGGCATGATCTTATTTTCCATCATTTGAGAGGCTAACTCAACTTTTTCTTTCATTAATGCTACTCTTTCTTGATCATATATGATAGAAGGTGTAGTTAAGTTTAATTCAAAGTTAACCATGCTTTCATCTCTATACCCTTGAGTGTATAAATGAACTAATGCAATCTTTTGTAATTCTGAAAGTATAATACGTTGTATTCTTTCGATTGTGCGAGCAAATCGGATATCTTCTGCTGCTAATGTTGCTTTACCTGTTAAGTCTTTTTCATAACCCATAAAGGCTTTAGGTACTTTTAAAGCAGCAAATAGTTTGTCTCTTAAGTATTCAACATCTTGAATACCATCATATTGTAAACCTCCTAAATTATCAATTTTAGTTGCTTGATCATTTCCTCTAACGGGGATATAGAAATCTTCAAGCAAGTTTTGCATGTTATATTTTAAGTTATAGTCACCAGTTGATTGATCAATGTATGGAGTACGTTTCATTTTAGAAATAGTTTTCTGCATGAAATTTTCTACCTCAGCAGGTGCTATATTTCCTACATTGATATAAAATATACGTTTTTCTGGGGCTCTTACTATTCTATGGATTAACATTGCATCCTCCATCATAGTATATTGTTTAAACAATTTACGAGCTGGTTCAAGATATGATCTACCATATGGTAAAAAGTTTGTATCTGAAAGTAATCTAAAATGTGCTATCTCATAGTTGTCAAAATATATAGCATTTTTTGTATCTTGAGAGGTACCAGGTACATTATAATAACCAGTTGCTGAAGGATTTGTAACACCATCAGGAGAAAATCTGAATCTTACATCAGCTGGTCTTTTAGGATCGTACCCATCTTGTCTTTCAATGTGAAAAGCATTGTAAGGAATAACATTGTAAACTCCATATTTTTCAGAAATTTCCATTTTTAAAAAGAAATCTCCATACTTACACATATTACGAATCCAAGGCCATAAATTAAATTCTACATTTAAAACATCATAAAATAAGTTATATAGAATTTTTTGTACATCCTCATCACTACTCTTAATTTGTAGTACCTCACCCATATCATTTTTTAAAGTACATTCATCTGCTATAATATCTAAAGCAGAGGCAATAATTGCATCTGTATCCATTGAATCATATTCTGAATATAATTGTGGGCGTAAAGTAGAATAATTAAATGAACTTTGATATCCATAAATTGAGGTGTGAGAATTTGTCCATATACGATTAAACCTATCTACTACGGAATTTGTTGAATATTCTCCCGAAACTTGAATTTTGTTTACATCAATTACCTTTAGTTGAGCACCACCCTCATTGCGGATGATAACATCCGTTGAAAATAAACGTCTTAATCGTGTAAACAGTTTAGTATCTGCCATTTGTTATGTATTTTATATCAGCCAGGAGATATCTTCTTCTCCACCTGAATATGGGTTATTTATTTTAAAGGGGTTTGAATTAGTCCCATTTGCTGAATACCCACCTGAGTATACAGTATTATTTGTATGTATGTTATTAAGCATACTTTTAGTCATTTCCATCCCATTTTGTCTACTTTTAAATGAAGACTCACGTAAAAAACAAGCCATAGCAAAAGGCATAATCAAGTCATCATTATAACTTGTTTGTGCTTCTGGGCGACCATTTTTCCATATAAATACTTTCATTTCCTC